CCACCCCCGGCGCTGTGATTGTTGGCGGTGATGCCAGTAAGTTCGACATGCATGTGTCTCTTGAGAGTTTGGAGTATGAACATATGTTCTACCTCCTGCCCCACCATGGTGGGTCAGTTGAGGAATGTCTGCATGATTATCGACTCGTGCAAGCTCTGAACGCTGAAGAGTGCCCTGCTGAGGAGGGGTTCCCCGAGTTGTCATGGCTGCTCAGTAAGCAGCTTAACAACGAGGGTACCGCGTATTTTGACGATGGCAAGTTGTCTTTTAAGATGCGTGGTACTAGAGCATCTGGTGATTTGAACACCAGTTTGGGGAATTGTGTCATCATGAGTGCGTTGAATAAATCTTGGGCTGATCGGGCCAGAACGGAGGTTAAGTTAGCGAACAATGGTGACGATTGTGCCACGATATTGAGACGTGAACAATTGCAGCAGTGGCTGGACGGACAGGTGGATTATTACGCTTCCAAGGGTTTTAGAATGGCCCTTGAACCACCTGTGTACCACACGGAAGGATTGGAATTTTGTCAATCCAAACCTGTGTGTGTCGACGGAACATGGAGAATGGTCCGGAACCCGTCCACTTTGATCACAAAAGCTTCGATGTGCCTCAAACCCTGTAGGAACCTTAAGGATCTCCGCAGGTGGATGATGGCTGTCGGGTTGTGTGAGGGCAAGCTCAGTGATGGTGTGCCAGTGTTGGCAGCTTTCGCGCGATGCATGCGCCGCAACGGGTTGAGGTGTTCTTCGAGACAGCTCAAGCTCGTTGAGGGCGAGTCCTCCCGTGCAAGGGAGGGGGGCATGGATAGCCCCATAACCCTCTCTTCTCGTATCTCCTTCTGGGCTGCTTGGGGCATCCCCCCTAGAGAGCAGGAACTCTTGGAGGAGCATTATAATGGTTGGGTGTTGGGAGACAATTTTGGGCCCACGCTTTCTGGTGAAGAAGCGTGTGAGAAGGCCCTGGAGGTGAAAGCCTCGGTTGTTGACCTTCTAAGCCCGAATAATTAGCACTAACCATGACTAAGAGAAATAACAACCGTAAAAGACAAACGAAGCGAATCCAGCGACAAGAGGTGTCAGCTGTAGGCAAGATCCTTCGGGAACTTGGTGGACTCGGTGGCGCTGCCGCTGGGTCCTTTGTGGGCCAGCCAGGCTTGGGCGGGTCCGCAGGTCGTGAACTGGCTGCAAAAGCCAGCAAATGGCTAGGATTTGGCGATTATGAAGTGTCGTCGAATTCTATAGTGAAGAGTATGCGAGCGACTGGTACCGTCCCTGCGATGCACAAGGACGACCAGACGATCGTCGTTCGTCACCGCGAGTACCTGGGCGAGTTGGACGGCTCGACATCGTTTACGATGCAGTCCATCTTTCCTTTAAACCCTGGTATGAGCGCCACTTTCCCCTGGTTGTCTGCAGTAGCCGGCAGATTCCAGGAGTATAAAATCAAGGGCATGGTGTTCCATTTTGTGCCAACCAGTGGAACAGCCATTTCGTCGACCAGTGCGGCCCTTGGCTCAGTGATGTTCCAGACGTCCTACCGCGCAAGCGATACAGGACCCACATCGAAGGTGGAGATGTTGAACGAGTATTGGGCGACTGAGGGTCGCCCCTGTGATGAGATTGTTCACGCCATTGAGTGTGACCCAAAAGAGAACCCATTTGACGTACATTATGTGCGGACGGGTTCGTTGCCCTCTACAGAGAATCAGCTGTTGTATGACATTGGTACCACATTTGTGGCTACTAATGGCATGCAAACCGCCGGACAAACTCTAGGCGACATTTGGGTGACGTATGAAGTAGAGCTGAAGAAGCCAGTGGTCGCTAGTGCCACGAATGAGGTCAACCGCGCGATGAGTGTTTACTCAGCGGGTACCTCAACTACCACGTGGTTCACGAGTCCTGTGTATTCAGGCAACCTCGGAATCACAGTATCAAACCCGGGTCTTATCACGTTCCCCAAGGGGACGGCTGGGTTCTTCTACGTCTATATCACAGTACCTTATGGTGCAGGCTTGACCACGTTTAGTCCGCCTGCCAGCCCGACGATGGTTGAGTGCACTCCGGCAAATATTAGCCAGTCGTCCACTCTGATTAGTTCCACCATTACGGGCTCATCCACTTGCGGCGTTGTTGTGTTCGGTTTATTCAAGCCGGACCCCAATGCTGTTGCCACCGTGAACCTGGGAGCGCTGAGCGTAGGCACAGCGAGCGTTTCAGGTATCACCACCACGATTTACCGACGTGACACACCTCTGTGGCCGTAAATCTGTTGAGGGCGCCCAAGAAGCACAAAATGCGTGTGCTCGCCCTAGTCCGCGACGTGCCTGGTGGTCCAGGTGAGAGCCCTTGTTTGGTGACATTGGGGCGAGTAAGAATGGTCCTATGCAGCTAGGATGTCGGTACAGGCTAAAGCCTGAAGCAGTTGGTCACTGCTCCTTACTCGTGTTATAGCGGAGGAACGTAGAGTTCCACTACCGCTCAACCCGCTGACAGTGGTAAACAACATCGGTGAGACTGTAAATTGGTGTGCAACCCGCACACATCA